ACGAGAGGCTGCGGGAAGTGCTCGATCGGTGCCGAAACATCCTCGCAAACATGGATCTAGATAAACGCAAGGACTAAAACAATGGCCGGCCCAAAGTTCAGAATTGCATGGCACAAGTTTGGGAACGACGTGATTGCGTATCGCCGTGCAAAAAGGCTTGGCCAACGTGAAACTGCACGTTATCTGCGCATATCCACAGCAATGATGAACCGCTGCGAGAACGCAAAGGCAATAGGGCCAGAGTTTTTCTTATGGATTTGCGACTGGATCGGCAAAGACCCGAAGGAATATCTCGCTCCGATATACACGAAGGCACGATGATGACAGATCAATGGGAAAAGGTATTTGATGGGTACGGGATGGCTACTGAGCGCGGTGATGCCGATGGAGAACCGCTCATGTCAATGGCGGTCGCTAAACGGTTGACGCACGACGCCGTCGCCGCCGCCGTTGCGCAGGAACGGGAACGCATACGAGATCGTATCTTCCTTTTAGCAACGAAATGGGGAAATCCAAACGGGTCCCGAGACGAACAAGCCCAGGGCGATGCCTTCAACAGATGCCTTATCGCAATTGGAGATCGAGAGATTTCGGAGCAAGAGCCATGACTCAAGATGATGCCAAGACAAAATTGTGTCCGTTGTCGCTGACCAGACTTGATATAGCCCATTCCTTGCCCTGCTGTGCATCCGAGTGCATGGCATGGCGGTGGGTAGAGGTCTATGTGCCGCCGGTATGGAAAGTTGGCGACCGATATCCGTCCACGGAAGCTAAGATCCTTGCCAGCGACACGGACGGATACTGTGGAATGGCCGGCTCGCCATGACCGAAGATCAATCCGAATGTGACGGGTGTCGTCGGCTCATGCCGGCGCGATTGCTCGACGCCGTGCTGCTGGACGAGGATGGAAACGACGCCTCATCGGAGGCGTATTGTGAGGCGTGCTGGCCCAAATACCAGCGGGTCCAAATGGATATTTGGGATCCGTTAGGAGATCGGCCATGATCCGTCTCGCCATCATCGCCGCGCTCGTGGCCGCAGGACCGGCGTGGGCGCAGACTTTCCCACCAAACATCTCGGTGCCAAACGCAGAACCCATCATAACGCCATATTTTGCTTTTCCAGAGAGCCACAGCAATATCCTTGCTCCATCATACCAATGTCAGGAGCAATTCAAAGACCTCCCGCGCCTCGCAAAACGCCTAGGCGTGCCTCCTGGCGGCAATGATTCTGTCATGATGCGCATGTGCGACGGGACGGTCTACAGCCTGCCAGCGATCATTGACGCGCTGCTGGACCGGATTGATAAGGCGACGAAGCCGTGAAGCCGGTCCGCCTTCAACTGAGCCGAAAGCGCGGTTTTAACCTTCAGGCTCATTCCATAGCCGTCAACGGCCTCCCGGCGGTAAATGTCGCCCGCCCTGCCGTCCTCGGCAACCCATTCATCGTCGGCAGGGACGGAAGCCGGAAGGATTGCGTCCGCCTCTTTGGAGCGCTCATGGCCGGGCTCATCAGGCTCGGCGCGTCTCCCTCCTTTGAAGAGCAGCAAGCCGTTCTGGAGGCCGTCAGGCGGGATCAGGAGGCACTCCGAGGCCGCAACATTGCATGTTGGTGCAGGCCTGCCGCTTCTGGCGAGCCTGATCTCTGCCACGGGGCGGTCCTTCTCGCCCTTCTAAATAACGATCAGGAAACCCTCGAAAATATCCTCGAAGCCTGCAAATAGCTCGGTGACGGAGAAAATAGTGCCAAATAGCCACTGTCCCCGTCCATAAATATTTCCATTCCACAAGCTCATAGTCTAAAATAGCAAATATGGAACAGACTCCGAAGAGAAGAGGCGGCAGAGCAAAGGGCACTCCCAACAAGCGGACGACCGAAAGGCTCGCCCAGGCAAAGATCGCCGAGCAGCTCCGAGAGGAAATGAAACGCGCCGAGATAGCGGCCGAAGGATACGAGGATTCAAGGCGGCATCGGAAGAAGCTCGCAAAGGATATCCTCGAAGATTTCACCATGCTTTTTGCTGGAATGGCCGCGGCTTATCAGCCTTATCCCGGATCCCACATCGAGAAGCGAAACGGCCAAGAGACAACGGTCAATGACAACCCAAACATGAACGAGGGGCAGTTCGTGAAATACGCCAGCCTCGCTGTCGATGCCGCGAATAAGCTGGCTCCGTTCCAGAGCCCGACGTTCAAGGCGATCCAAGTCATGGCGACCCCATCGCCGCCAGAGGGCGCGAGGAAATGCTTCGAGGTTGAGAATGTGATCGAGCTGAACGATGCCGGTGCTCTTTCCCGGATTTACCAGCGCCGGATCATGGCCGTCCGATGATCGAGTTCGATTGGCGGAACCCCGATTATGCGGCGGTGTTCCGAGCCCGGATGGAAAACCTTGACGCTCTCCGCGCTCACCCCGAGGAACTGCCGGCTCTGAAGCGGTATTACCGAGACAACCAGGCGGACTTCATTTCCGATTGGGGCGTGACCTATAACCCCCGAAACGTCGAGATCGGGCTCCCGACGCTTCTCCCCTTCATCCTCTTCCCGAAACAGCGGGAGTGGATCGATTGGGTGCTCGCCCGCTGGCGCGCCGGAGAGCCCGGGCTCTGCGAAAAATCCCGCGACATGGGTGTGTCATGGGAGGCAATCGCTCTTTCCTGCGCGCTCTGCATTTTCTACGAAGGCATGTCGATTGGCTTCGGCTCCCGAAAATCAGAGTATGTCGATCATCGCGGCGACCTCAAGAGCCTGCTCCCGAAGGCGCGGATGTTCGTCTCGAACCTCCCAGAGGAATTCAGGGCCGGCTTCGTCGAGTGGCGGGATTCTCCTCTGATGAGGATCAACTTCCCCGAGACTGGTTCCGTGATCGGCGGCGAGGGTGGTGACGATATTGGCCGCGGCGACCGCCGGTCGATCTATTTCGTCGACGAATTCGCTCATTTCGAACGCGGCGATCTCGTCGAGGCCTCCCTTTCCCAGACGACGAACTGCCGGATCGACATGAGTTCGGTCCGCGGCATGAACAACCCATTCGCGAAAAAGCGGTGGGGAGGTAAGGTCAACGTCTTCATTTTCGACTGGCGGGATGACCCCCGGAAGGACGAGGCTTGGTACGAAAAGCAATGTGCCGAGCTCGATCCCGTTGTCGTCGCCCAGGAGATTGACCGGGACTATTCGGCCTCGGTTCACGGGATCCTCATTCCAGGCGCGTGGGTCCGGGCGGCGATCGACGCGAAGACGAAACTCGGGATTGCGCCGTCGGGCGCGCGGGGCATGGCACTCGACGTCGCTGACGAGGGCGCCGACAAGGACGCGGCGTGCTGCGCCGAAGGAACCGAGATTATTTCGAGCGAGGAATGGAGCGGGAAGGGGTCCGATATCTACTCGACCGTCATCCGCGCCTTCCAGATATGCGACGATAGAGGCTACGACGGCTTCAGGTACGACGCAGACGGGCTTGGTGCCGGCGTCAGGGGCGATGCCAGGGTCATCAACGAAGGGCGACGGGCAAACGGCCTACAGCCACTCAACGTCGTCGGGTTCCGAGGGTCCGAGGGCGTCTTCGATCCGGATGGGATCGTCGACGGGACGATCGGGCGCGAGGGCGACCGTGGCCGGACGAACCAGGACTATTTCGCGAATCGGAAAGCTCAGAGCTGGTGGGGACTCCGGAAGCGGTTCCAGAAGACCTATCGGTGGATTGTCGAGGGGATAGCCTGTCCGCCCGACGATATTATCTCGATCAATCCGAAATGCCCGAACCACATGAAGCTCGTCGCTGAACTCAGCCAGCCAACCTACACCACGAATGGGGTCGGCAAGATCCTCGTGAACAAGAAGCCAGATGGCATGAAGTCGCCAAACATCGCCGATGCTGTCATGATCCGATTCGCCCTGATCGGCGCGCCGCAGATTCAGATCACGCACGAGATGCTCGCGCAGGTCATGCGCGCGGCCCCGCGGCGCAGGTTTTGAGGGAACGCAAATATCAGCGTCATTTTTTCACCGGATGATCCGCCAGTTCTGAGATTTAACCAAGCAGGAGAGAGAAAATGCAGTTCAAGATTGTCTTTCACGTCGAACTTCCGGGAACGCCGGAGCCGATAATCGGCCCATTCCAATGCCCTATCGAAATTCCGAAAGAGGACCTTGCTCGCGAGCATCTTCGTGAACTTATGAAATTGACCTCAGATTTTAAGGGGAGGACCGGCCCGATCCCAGAAGAAAGTCAGAAAGCGCTCGATGAGTTGGCAAAAAGCCGATCGATTGTCGAAGATCCATTTCACGCGATAGGGATATTCATCCAGCGCAATCTTCACAAGAAGCTCCGGGAATGGATTCAGGGCCAAGGCTAACTTCCGTTTCCCCGCCTTCCAGAAGGCGGCAAAAGAGAAGTCGCTTGCCTCCCGCTCCGATCTGGGGTATTTTTATCCCAGCAATATCGGAGGCGGCAATGTCGGATGAAAACTGGATCAAGGTATCTTTAATTTGTGCGCCAGAAGAGGGCCTCGTGGCGCGTATCTGGGCTTGGATCTTGTCGCGGGTTTGTGAGCTTTTTTTGAATATTGGCCGTCTATGACTGATGCCTCGCCCGATCTCTACGCGGCCCTCGAAATCGACCGCAGTGCCGGTGTCGCCGAGGTGCGCCGTGCCTATCGAAATGCAGCGAAGCGGGCTCATCCGGATAGCGGGGGCTCGCGCGACAAGTTTGCTCTCGTGAAGCTTGCGGCCGATACGCTTGGGGATGCTGGCCGCCGGGCAAAGTACGACCGCGACGGGACCATCGAGGATGCCGGTCCAAACAATTCCGAGATCGCCGCGAAGAATCAGGCGATGATTGCGCTCCTGGCTGTGATTGCCGAGACCGAGGCGCAGGGCGGCTTGCTGCGGAGCCCGCTTATCGCGCTCGCTATCGGGAAGATCTCGGAGGGCCTCCGCCAGGGCGACGAACAGACCCGGTCCGGGCGCAACTTCGTTGCAGTGCGCCGCGATGTCGCCAAACGGTTTCGCGCGCGCAAAGGCAAGGAAAATATGCTCTCGAAGATGATCGAAGCCGAGGCAGACAAGTCGCAGCGCCAGATCGACGCAAATCTCGAACAGCGAAAGATTCTCGTCCGGGCGATCGAAATCCTCAACAATCACGAGTTCGATACCGCGACGGGCGAGATGCAATTCATGACGGTGACAACCGGGACAATGTGATGACCGTTGATCAACTCCGCAAAATCCTCGAAGGCGTCCCCGGCGACACGGTTGTTGTCGTCGCAGACTACCAAGACAACATCATCGACGCGAATGTGACGGCGGGCGTTTATGAACCTGCCGATCTGCCATGTACGGTCTTTGTCGGTTCTCCGGCGTCATGTCTCTATATCTCGGGATGGTTGAAGGGGGATGAGGGCGCCGACGGCTATAGTCCAGGGATCGGGCCAGAGACGAGGGATGTGGGTTCCTAATGACCGACGACAAGCCGAAGAAATACCAGCCGCGACTGCCGAGGCCGATTTATGCTGACGCGCTCGAAACGATCGCGGCCGAACGAAAGCCGATCGATAAGTCCAAGGCCGCTCTCAAGCGCGGCGAGAAGCGCGCGGCGACGAAGAAGCCAGTGAAGAGGAAACCCAAATGAACGTTGAAAAATTGATCAACCGGCTTCAAAATAAGCCAGGAGGCGCCCTGGTCAGAGCATCGGCCGGCCCGCTCACCCATGAATTGGTCGATGTATTATCTATGGGCGGGTATTGCATCCTCGTCTTTGACGCTCTCGGTTCGGATGAATTGCAGGGGGCCAAACGCGAACTGCATCTTCATTTCCACCCGCCTGAGGGAGCGGTGCTCCATGGCGTTGGCGACGTCATCGAAATTACCCCGGCGCCGACGCCTCAGGTTCCGAACCCCGCTCCTAAGATCGAATATCAAATCGGCTGGAGGGTTCAGTGGAAACCGATAGATCCCCTGATTGGCATGGTGCGCGGAGCCGCCATCAGTGTCGATATCCTTGATGGGCCGAAAGAGGATGGGAGTTACATCGTCGAAACTGGAAAATGGGGAAGGCTGAAAATCTGGCCTGATGAAATCCTGCCGGTCGTCGTCAAGCGCAGTGACGCGGCGCCCGAATCCATCTAGTCTCGTCCGGTCGAGAAGCTCCCGCGGCATGGGCTGGCGGCACACCGCGCAAACACGGATCCGATCGATCTCTCGGCAAGAGCTTGGTATGTGGCAATCGGATCAAGAACTCGGGATACGCCGTTGAGGCCGGAATCCGCCGGCAGTGCGAAACGGTCCCGTCCGCTATAGGAGCCTTTATGTCACCGGAAGATCGAGCAATAATCGAGGCCGCCGTAAGGTACGTCAATTTCCCGGGGCCGAGTGATAACCCGCCAGAAGACGACGACCCGGATTCGTGGCTCACCGCCTGCGAGATTCAATTGCGCGATAAACTCGTCGATGCGGTTAGAGATGCGGGGAGGCTGCTTCCTTCCGCAGGCGGTTGACCTTGACGGCGGCGCAAATCAAGACGATATTTCCTCCACCGCAGTGCGGGGCACAAATCCACTAGAGACGGAGAAACCCATGATTTGGTTCAGGTCGCTTTTTGTCTTCCTCATTGAATTGGCGTTCTCTCTGCTCGCTCTGTTTTCATCGATCTTCCGCTATCAGCCGAGCCCGTTTTGCCAGCACATCCCCTGGCATTTGCGTCGGGTTTGAATTCGCCGGCTGTAATGGCTGGCAGACGAGATACATGCGGTCCGTCCCGTCAATCTTTCGGGTCGTGCTGGATCAAACGGGCGAGACAATCGCCATAGCCAGCGCCGAGGGAGGCAGCGAAGCCCCGGAGAAGTTGGTGGCGATTGTCGCCAGAAGGCCAGCTTCAAAGCCGGCATTGAGGACGGGATGCCGGAACCTATTCGCCCGCAAGGGCACGAGTTTGACGCGGGATTTCTGGTCTCCGGCGCGAGAAGAGCCAAGACACGGGGTTCCGAGGCGATTGCCAAGAGACGGAACGGCGTGCGCTAACTCCGGGTCAAATCCGCAAGTGTGAGGATGGTCTCGGTGCCAAATCTCATAGGCCGCGACCGAAGCGCCCTACCGCAAACTCGACCGGCTGGTGCCCGCGTCAAAGCAGTTTCGAGCGGTTCCGCGAATAGACGCGGGCTGAACTGGAAGGCGGACTGACAGCCGCCCCGCTAAAATCGAACGCCGCAAGAGAAGGGGTGCCTGCCAAGAAACGGGCACCCCGTAGGCTAGGGGATAGCGATGGGTGGCTTAGATCAGGATCACTTGTTCGGCGTTGCCTCCGGCAACTACGACGGTCGGCCCTGCGATACGGAAGCCCCGAAAGAGGAAGTACCGTGTCCTCCGCCGGTTCCCCGATCCTACGACCCGACAACCCCAGACGGCTTCGATTACGTCAAGGCAATCGCCAAAGCCTATCCGAACGGATTCCGATGAGAGGCTGAGCACATGGTTGTAACAGTTCGCGGCCTGATGATATTCCTCGGCATTTCTGGCACCATCCTATGCGGCGGCTGGACGCTATTATCGGCTTTTGCCGCCGGGATGAGCGATGGGCCACCAGATCAGTCATCGGCCAACTTTTGGGGGGTTGTCACGATTATCTTCCTTGCCCTAGCCATCGGGTCTTTTTTCATCCCGAAAGGATAGAGTTCTTGAGAGGACCCGAGCGCCTCCTCTCCCGCGAAGGCTCCGTCGCCTATGAAGTGGAGCTTTTCATCCGAGACGGCCTGAGCAATCGCGAAATTCAGGCGCGTCTTGTGGGCTTCAAACGAGGGACCGTCGTTCGGGAGATGCGCCTACTCCGCGAGACTTATGGTCACCCGACGCCCGGCCAGTTCAAAATCTCTGCAACGCCCCAATCCTGCCCGGTCTCCGAAATCAAGCGGCTACACGTGCGCAAAGTCCCGCTGACGCATATTGCCGCCATCCTCCGGGTTTCCTATCGGGAAGTTTCAGCGGCGATCGCGCTATGAGCAGAAAGCACAAAAGCCCAAGCCAAAAGCGCCACGTGGGGAAATGCGCCGATCGCCGGAAGAAGCGTTTCCGGTTGGCCGAAGCGCAGAACTGGCGGTGCTGTTATTGCGGGGACCGAGTCGACGAAAGCCAAACAACAACCGAGCATATTGTGCCGGCGGCGTTGGGTGGCACCAATGATTGGGAAAATCTCGCGATGGCGTGCTTCCCCTGCAATCAAAAGAACGGCATTGAGCTTAACCGGAGGCTACAGGCCGCCATGATGCCGCCTTGTGGCATCCCCGCATCTCCGGTATCAACTTGACGAGTTGATTCGCGCGGGGACGGATTTCAAGATGGCAACCGACGAACGGAAGCAGAAGCGCCGCGACGCCGCGAACAGGCGGCGCGCCGAGGCCGGCCTACCGCCGATCGGGGCATGGGGCGGCTCCCGGAACAACTCGGGCCGTAGACCCACTCCAAAGGTCGCGGCGCAGCCTCGCGCCCAGCAACCAAAGGGCGCCGGGATCGACCCGCGGGCTCTTTCGATGATGCTGCCCGAGATTATCGAACTCAGCGAGCGATATTCCAAGAACAAACGGCGCGACCCGGCAATGAA